ACGGTAATAAAACCTTTGCTAGCGGTTTAGCTACATCAGGTAATCTTTCTGTTACGGGTAGCTCGTATGTTTCTGGAAACTCTCATGTTTCTGGGGACGTACATTTAAGTGGCGCATTATATGTAAGTGGACGAAGGTTAGATCCATCCAATTTAACTTCTAATGGTGGCGGCGGAAGCTCTGTATCCGTCCCGACAGTTTTTCCTTCTAATTTATTATTTGGTAATAGTGCAGGAGTTTTATATAGTTACGACACTGGTCCTGAACAATTAAGTACTTTAGATGCTGTTCTGGGTTCTTATGTAATGTCTACTACCGGTTATATCGCGAGTATAGGAGTATCAGCAAGTGTTTTCTACAATGATTCAGAAAGATACCATGTTCAAATATTAAAAAATGGATCAGAAACTACTGGCATTGCTAAATCAGATATTGTTGATGTAGATTATACAGATGTATCTTTTTATCAAAATACATATATACCTTTTGTTGCTGGCGATAGAATATCAGCACAAGCTTACAACGGAGCTTCAGACAGTATGGAGGTTTACGAAACTACAGTAATAGTTAGAATTTATACTCCTTGATATTAATATATAATATATGGAAAAAGAGCAATTTAATAAATTTATTAATTCTTTACTTGAAGGCAAAGATGATATCACCCGAAAAAACCCAGAGCAATTCAGCGCGGGTGATGTAATGGCAGACAAAGTTATTGAACAATTCTCAAAAGAATCAAACCTAGTAGACGAAGACAAAATAGCAGAACTCAGAGATCAATACTCTCTGGCTGAGATAGTAAAAATCTTACAAGATAGTGGAGTAGATATTCAATCCACCTTAAATGGATTTTTCGATACTTTCAACAAAATAAAAACTGTAGATGTTCAAGGCAAACAAATAGACACTAGAGAGTTTGCCAGAAAATGGGAATACATTCAAAGACAGTTTGTTGAATCTGAAAAATTCGACAACGACTTAATTTAGCCTACTTCACCTTCAATTTGTATAGGGGAAGATCCGTACATATTATATGCATGAACGAGTTTTTCCAAGTTTTCTCTAGCTTCTTTGGATAGGTCGTAGAATAATTTAGCTGATATATTTTTTGTTGTAGAACTAGCAATAGACCTTTTAATGTAACTATCACCTTCTCTTAATTCTGTCCAGTCAGTAAGTGTTTGCGTGCTACCAGATGTAGCTGTTGCATTTTTTAATACATTCCTGCCCTGTTTTTGAAGATAATCTTTCATGTACATTTGGGTAAAAATAGCATTTTCTTCTTGTTTCAGTTCTGGAATAACTTTATCTTCATCTTTGTTTAATTTAAAGTCTGTATTAATTAATACATTTAGTTCTCCTAAATTAGCTTCTAAATAGCCAGATATTAATAAAGCATTCTTTTCTCTATCTAAAGATGATGTATGGTCACCAAATTCTGTGTCCCATATGTTATATGCTAATTCACCTAATTGGTTCATTCGTTAATGATTCTTAAAATATCTTTAGCTGCTTGAGAATTAGGATCACAAATAGGTTTTGTTTTTGAGCTGCTTCCATATCTACCTTGAGTACGATTTTCATACTCTTTCAGTAGTTTGTTTTTTAAAGTCGTTTTTGTCCCAGAAGGAAATACTCCGGCTTCAACAGCAATTTCTTGAAGTTGAGATAGCCCCATATTTCCAATAGCATCTTCAAAATTTTCCCCAGATGCCAATCTAAATGGATCCTTAGATTTAACTGACATTAAATCTTCTACAGTTTTAGCTAGTGCTTGACGATCATTTTTACCGTCAGCATATTCCATTTTTTTAGTTTGTTTTACCTTAGTTGTTTTTCTTTTAGCCATAATAATGTTCCTATTTTAAAGTTGTATACACATATAATAAACTCTATAAACAAAAAATCCACCAAAAGGTGGATTTTTTGAAAAAGATTGTTGTAATCTTACACTTATGCAATGAGACCGAATAGGGCACGATTGTCAAGAACGATACGTCCTTCTTCAATCGATCCGTAGTATCCAATCTTGGATTGACGAACAGAATATTGATCGTCAGCAACAAGAGAGAATTCAGATCCAGTTTCGGAATCAGTAGCAACTGCACGAAGCATCGACTCAACACGCTTGTCAAGACCGAGGATAATTTCGTGACTACCGTCCGAGAAAGCAGTATCGCCCTCACCGTTTCCAGTAGTGTCAACCGGAGTACTCGAAGCAGCGCTTGCAAGACTTGCAAACAACTTGTTGAAGCGTTGACCTTTACCCATTTCTTGCAGCTCCATAATGCTAATTCCGTAGAATTCAGGAATGCCTCCATTGGAATAAATAGCTTCACGCATGCTGTCAGTGGCAGGAATATGTCCGTCACCAGCAGCAGTACCATTAGCTGAACGAGTGTTAATTGGATTATAAGCCATCTCACGAAGTCCTTGGACAACTTCGGGGGATACAACTAAATCTGTAACTCCACGACCACCAATTCCGCTATCAGGTGTTCCACCTGTCCAAGCAGTATTGATTCTCTTACCAAGAGTAAGAAGTCGATTAAAGTCATCAAGAATTAGACGCGATTGACCTAAGTTATTAGCGGTGATAGTATGGGCTCTACCTTTTGTTTGAGCTTCAGCTAAAGCACCAAGTACAAGAGTAGCAGAATTACGCTCTTGCTTGAGCAAGATTTCTTGAGCTACGCGAGTAAAAGACTTACTGATAACGTCCATACGTGAACGTTGAGCATAACGTTTATCAAAATCAACAGCACTATCAAGACGATAGGTTGTGAATTTCATTTCACCACCGATTGGTGTTACTGTGTTAGTAGGAAGACCTCCGGGCACAGCTTGACTCCAAACGGTGACATAGTCTTCATCAGTAATGTCATAGTAAAGATCCAAGGGAATGCTAGGACTTTCGTCTGCACTAAAAGCAAAGTTAGAGAACAAATTGCTGAGAGTAGGAGCTTGGTTAACAACCTTAGCTAATACTGGTCCAATAAATTCTGCTAATGCTACTTGAGCTTCATAAGCAACGTCACGATTCTTGGAGGCCATAGCCTTTACAAGTTCGATCTGCTCTGGTGTTCTTTTTAATGTAATTTTCATTTTTAAATTTTACCTTTCTTTATTAAAATTAAGCGGCATCCAATTTAACGATAAAGTAAGATCCGCTTACCATTAATCCAGCTTTTCCAAAAACGTTAGTTCCGTTATTTACTGCATCGTTCCGATAACCGGATGCAATTACAGTTCCGATAACATTGTCTGTTGCTCCAACAGAACTTCCAGCAACACCAGAAGCTCTACCGTTAAGGTGAGGCACAAGGCGATCTCCAACTGCAGTTCCAGCTACAATTGCATCATCAGTAAGAGTTACTAAACCACGAGAAAGAACTGGAACAGCTTCTCCGGGAAGAACGCCATAAAGTTCGTCTTTCTTTACTGGATTGTAAAGCAAGTTTTCCCCAAGCTCATCACGAGCAACTGTTTGGCGAAGAGTTACTCCCAAGCAAGGATCTGAAGCTGCATTAACGGGCTCTACAGAAAGAGAAGCTTGAGGGTAAGTATTTCTCCCAACATGTGGGTAGTCAGTTTTTCCAAGTAAACTGGAAGGGTTGGTTGTTACATCAATTGGATCCCAAGAGTTACTTTCGTCACTTAGGGAGCCTGCCGAAACTTTTACAAATACACCGGCATCACCTTGTTTTGTTGAACGCTTGTTAGCATCCGACAAATCAATAAATTGATCGAGAGTTCCAGCACTTTTGAATAAGTTTACGACTTCATGTTCATCGTAATCACGAAACGGTAATAGTCTAATAGCCATTTTATTATTCCTTTATTTTAGTAGTTAATTGTTAAATTGTCTTCTGAGAAAGCTTTTTCGAATTTTTGCTTCAAGGTAAGCTCTTGATCGGAAGCTTCAGCATTATTATTGCTGATAGCTTCTTCTTCGGATGCTTCTACTTGTTCAATAGCTTCTTCTACAGCTTCTTCTTCGCTATTGCTTACTGAAGATTTAAGTTCTTCCAGACGTTTTTCAACGGCTTCAGCGAGTTTCGCATTGAACTCTTCTTCTTGTGCAGCAATAAAATCTTTGCTCTGATGTTTAAGTACTACATTGAGCTTTTCTTGGAAAGCTGCAAATGCTTCTTCTGATTCATCGAGAGACTTCAACTCTTCTGCTACGACCTTTCGGCTAGCATCATCAAGCTGGAATGCATCTTCAATTGCTGACATGCGAGAATCAAACCTTGCAATTGCTTCGTTTTGTTTTTGCTCTTGTTCTAAAGATGTAACGCGCTCCGTAGCGGAAGCTAGCTCTTCTCTCAATTGGTTAAGTTGTTCGGTCTGCTCTTCGGCGGCTTTAGCTAATTCAGCTTTTTCCGTCTCGAGCTGCTCCTTTTCCTTAACGAACGATTCATTGCGCTCGAGAATAGCATCATTAATTATTTTAGATACAGTAGCCACGGCTTCTTCAGAGAATTTCTTATTAGAAACTTTCTCTTCAAGAGCTGACACTAGATTATTGAGAATTTCGTTATTGTCCATAGTAATAGTACTTTTTTTGTTAATTACATCAGAATTGATGTTTTGTGAAATATTTTTTTCATTTTTTTCCTCATTTTCATTATCTTCATAATTTGAACTAACTACTAAACCTTTTACGTTAGCAGCTGGATTAGATGTGAAACCAATGCCTAAAGGATAAATTTCTCCAGTAATTAATCTATGTAATGGTGAGCCATCTTTCATTTTTCCGTCGCCACCAAAGGCTTTTAATTGACCCTTAAGTTCTTCAATATGTTTCTCGTCTGATATAATTTCTGCTTCTTTTAAATTATCGCTGCCCGCAGCCAGTACATAATCGTTAAAGCCAATCTCCCAACTAGCTGAAACTTGATGATAAAATTCACTATCAGGATCAACAGATTGCTCAACTAAACTTGCAAATTCAGGGTTTACTGTTTTGTAAATCAATGAAGCTAATGCAATATTAAATGGTTCATTTAGATCCTCAACTTCTTCTGCTGTCAATATTTGATTATCTAAAAAGCTAGAAAATGAAGCAGAGACAATATGACCAACAACCTTTTGTTTTTGATGTTCAATATTAGTAGGTTTGTGTTTAAATTGTTGCAATATATTTATTGCAGACTTTGAATTAATTCCATCCCCATTTTTATTAAAAGCATTAACTACAGCTCCATTAAATGCAACTGCTAGTAAATCCATGTTCTTTTCGAGATCTACATCTTTTGGTATGATTCCTTTTAGAGAATCTAATGATGCGCGGCTAATATTTAAATCTGGTGAGTCAATTTCTCCAGAAGCTAAAATAACATTTGAAAAGTGTGTAGTGTATTTAAATTTTTGACTCATAAATATTTGTTACACTATTTTTTGATTTTTTGACTATGGTATAAAATTGCAGATGGATAATCGCTCAATTGATGAGTTGCTGCAATTTCTAAAATACCCTGTATAGTAGATAAGTTTTCTATATTATTAATATTGTTTATGCAAGAGGAAGCAGTCCGTTTCCATTGAGGTGTTTCTTTAGCACATACAATCGACTCGCATAATTTAGATACAATCTCTTTGTCTGATTCAGAAAGTTCTTTAATTTTTTTCTTTTGTTTAAATTTATCAAAAGCATAAGATTGAAACTCTTCTACTTTATATATTGTTTTTTGTATATTATCCTTACCATAAGACTGTGCAGTGTTTAGTGGTATCTGATTAGTGCCATTCGGCCTACCGGGAGAATTTTGGGTTTTATTTTGAGTTTCTTTGCTTTTTTGTTGCACAGATTCTTTTTGTTTTAAACCTTCTTTTTGAACTTCTAACTGTTGCTCCATTTGATCTTCTTGTAGATCTCTATCTTTTTCTGACTGAACACTTTCAATCATTGGTATTCCTCCAACGAGTGGATTATAAAAACCTTTTTCTCTCTGCTGAACATAATCTTCTTGAACTTTAGATAAATCTTTTGGATTAGGATACAAACCTGTTTGCATAGATTTAATACCTTGCTCTGGAGTAAGTATACCTATTTCTAGTAGTCTAGTAATTACCCTTTGAAATTGAACTTCATCTTTAATGTCAATCTCTTCAAATTTTGCAGTTGGATAAGATTTAAGACCCATGTTACGACAAACTTCTTTGATTTGCGGTTGAAGGAAATCATTTAAAAACGAATTCCTTGATTCTTTTAACCTTTCTAAAAATATTTCCGCCTTAACTTGAGTGTTGGAAAACTTTTCGCTACCAACAATAACATTCTGTAGGCCTTCTTTAATATCTTCGTTAACTATCTTATATTTTTCGGAACCAAGAACTTTGTTAAGATCTGGAATAACAAATTGAGCTTTAGTAGTATAATCTGCAATTAAAGCTCTACCCACACTCTCATTTTTAAATAGTTCTTGCATAGCTTTTAAATTGTTTGGGTTTACTCCACCTTTATCTGGCTCAGCCCCCATTGTAATTAAAAGTATTACATTCTCTACAGTTCTACATATGGCTTGATCAATCTTCTTTAACTCTAACTTCCAATTAATGTCATCCAATACTGGGAATCCAAAAGGAATAGCAAAAGGTTCATAATCTTGTTTTTTATAAAATGAATAAACTAATTTTTGTGGATCTAATTCTACTTTTAATCCATCTTGCGGAAATGCGCCTTCTTTAATTTGTTTTTTTACATCAGATGGAAGCGAATCAAAAACTTTTTTATCTTCTTCTGTCTTTGGTTCCCTCAGTCTTTCAAGTTCGTAATCTGATAAAATTTTCTTGTAAACTCCAGCTTGAAAAGCTGTAGCTTTGTCTGCGACCACATCATAAGGATTTAGAAGTATATATTTTACAGGAATTTGTCCCGGTTTTAAGCTTTGAGCAGAAGCATATACATAATTTATTTTTAGCAAATCTTCATTATTAAACTTACCATCAACTCTATACAAGAAAACATTACCAGATCGATAATATTCCCTAAAGTATTGATCTTTAACTCTCCATATTCCGATTTTCTTTAGCCAACCTTCTATAAAATTTTTAGACCTTTCATTATCACCTTCTAGATAAATTGGTGAATTAGCAAATTCAGCCATGATATCTACAGCATTTCTAAATATAGCTATATTAGCATAAGCTTTCTGACAAAGTTCTATCGCATCTCTTACATTCACTCCATCACTAGAGTAATCATAGGGCAAAAGACCACTTCTTATATTTGCAAATCTTTGTACTTTGTTTTTAGAATAAATTGAATTTCTCCTACTACCACTGTTAGTATTATAGGCAGATCTACGTTCAGTACTAGCTGAACTATTATGTACATAAAAGCTTTCTCCGGCAGTTTCAGGTAGGGTTTCTTCTGAAAATGAAGCTTTTAATATATCTTCAATTGGTCTATCGTTTTTGTTAAATTGATCCCAATAGTCGGACCGCTTTGTATACTTTCTTTTTTCTTTCACAATAGATAATACACAAAGTCCAATAAAAAGTCTACAAAAGTTAAAAGTTAACTTATAAACATTGGCGTAAATGTAGATGGAATGTCTATTGCCTTCACATGATTCATGTCATATAATATTTTGACCATCCAGCTACCAAGAATTAATGCTGAATATGAATCCTTTCTAGCTTTATCTGGCCCACTTTGCCTTCTTAATTCTATTGGTAACCCAAATGTTTGTGTTCCTTGAGGTGAAGTTGTTATCTGAATTAATGCGCACTGATTTTTTGTCATATTCATCATGTCATATTGATGTTCTATAAAGTCTATCATTTTTGCTTGACTACTTTGCTTTTGTTCGTCATCAGATAACCTCAAAAACTTCAGCTTATCAATTGGGATTTTTTTGGCCCTTTGTTTGTTGTAAGATTCATCTATAGCTCTAGAACCAAACCAGATTCTTTTGTGGTCAAAATTAGCTTGCAACAATTCATTCGCCCTACGAATCCAATCAGAAGTTGGTTTTCTTAATATTAAATATCTATAATTCTTAGGGTCATATTGAGATTTAGCAACCCTTAAATCTTCACTATAACTATCCATTTTATCAAAGTCTCCATCAATGCTTTTAATTTTAATGTTAGCAGTTTTAAATAGCTGACTTTCATTGACGGCATTAATAAATTGAACTCCCCCATTATAATCTCCTACGATTGCTATAATATTAAAGTTTTTTATTAAATAGTAAAAGTAAAAAATATGATCTCTTAAGGGTGTTCCCGACATAGCATAAGAATGCACTAGAGTAGAGGTTCCTTTATTTTTGTGGTATTTCAAAACTTGCATAGCAAAGTCGTCACTACTTTCACTCTCCGACCAAGAGGGGTCAAAAGCAAGTATGTATTCATCTTCTGGCATGCCTTTGATTTCTACATGAGGGTCTTCTCCGTCTGGAACAGTACAAGCTGCCATTCTCGATGTTTTAAAATATCCAGAGCTATCATCTGTAAACAAAGCTCCAAACTCACGCTCAAACTGAGACTGGCTCATTGTAGCTTTAGCTTGTGTGATCAAGTTTTGATCGTATAATTGCTTTGGTGCACAATCATAAGAAAATTGCATAATACATCTAGTAGCTTTATCAGTTTGATTATTAATTAATCCTTCAAACTGAGTGTATAGTTTATACATATATTCAAACTTATAACTTGCCGAAGAAAGCATAATAAGTTTATTGTTTGGCCAGATATATCTTTCTTCCTCTTTCATTTCTCCTTGGTCGATTAATTTTGTTTCTAAGTTATATAAATCTTCTCGTTGTGTGGGATTCTCAACTACAGACAAGAAAGGCACAATAACTTCGTTATAAATACTTTCTGGCATCAAAAGAAACTCGTCAATAATAATTCTATGAAATCGAAAACCACGAAGCTTAGAACCATCACCCAGTGGTAATGCTCGTATCCTACTTCTTCCAATCTCCATAAGCCATTCATCGTTACTTTTTGATTTTTTTGTTATACAGTTAGCTAACATAGCAGCTTCTGGCTTATTAGCTATATCCTCAATCTTTTTGAAGATTTGCTTGGATTGCCTAAAAGATGCAGCTAAAATACCAATCTCAACTCCCTGATTCAATATAGCATCTAAAAATGCATAAACACCAGTAGTGAATGATTTACTCATACCACGACTCCATACCCCCATAAAGTAATCAGTCTCGAACATTGCCTTAATAGCCATGTGCTGAAATGGGAATAAATCTACTCCAGCAATTAAATTTGTAGTAAAAGTTATATTGTCTTTTAAAAATTTGTAAAGATTTTGTTTAGCATCACTTTCTTCAAGAAAGCCTTCTAAATCGAGTATCTCTTGATTTACATCAATTTTTTCTCGACGCTTTTGATTTCCTTCACTCCAAGCCATTTTTATCTATATAATATTGAAGATCAACATCCCACAGCTGCTGACCAAGGGTTAATATTTTTGGTATTACAGATTGAGAATTTGCCCTGCTTCCAGTAAACACAAATTGACAATGCCCAGCAAACTCATGAGTTAAAACTCTCATATTATGGTATACAAAATCTAAGCTAGATTTATGAGGTCCAAATAGATTATTTTTGTAAATTTTAGCCATGTTACTTTCGACCACTATAAATAAATAAGAGTCAAAATCTTTTACTCTTTGAAGTTCTCTTTTAAACCTTTTAAAACCTCCTGACAAAGTTCCTTTAAAGTCCTGCTCAGCTTTTCTGTCTACATATGTATAATTATAGTCTTTTCCGCCTACTGTATAATCTCCAAAATCTAACTTTAACTCTTCTGACTTGGGGAAAGTTAGAGGTTTTTGCTCTCTTGTATCAACTAGAATTTTTAAATTTTCAAAATGTTTATCTTCTTTAAAAAAATCCTCTGGTATTTTACTTGAATACAATGGCTTAACGCCTGCGAGTTCACAAGCTTTACCATAAGATCCAAATATATTTTTGTATGTTTCGATATCAGGTAATTTTGCATTTATTAATTCAATGTGATTAGGGGCATATTGTAATTTTTTTTCTTGAACTCTATTTTTAAGTTTTTGCAGAATATATTCTTGAACCTCTTCCTTCGGCTTTTCTCTGCACCATTTTAGCATTTGCCTTCTATTATAAAAGTCTTGATTAAAGTATTGATCTTTTTTCTTAAATGGTAAAGGGTCTCCAGTTAACTTATTGAACCTAGGATAGTATGTCGTATAATAGGTGGCCAAATCCATTTTGTGTTTTTTTAGGTGGATATGCAATCCTTTTTCTGTGTCAAATTCTTCATGACACACTTGACATTTAAAATTAGATGACATCGTTTTTTGATATACCTAAAATTCTTGACTTCCATTCATTCATGGACTCTAAATTTTCAGCCTCTTCTTTAATTGCTCTTTTCTGCATGTTTGCCATTTTAACCATAAGCTTTCTTTCTTCTTCGTTTTGGAAGCTTTCAACTAATGATAATATTGATGCATTTTGGTCTTGACGTTGAGATATTCTTTTGGCTCTGTCACCAGCTAACCTTTGAATTAGTGACTCTTGCCTCTTTTCGCATTGATTGTATTCTTCGCTTTTTGTTTTTAATAACTCTGACAACCTTACAGTAAGCTCTTGTTGCTCATCTGCTTCATCAAACATTCTATTAAGTTTTTCCATGTGCGAAGATATATTCTTCAAATTAATATAATCCACACAAACATTGACATATAAATTAATTTCATCAGCACTCAAGTCAGGCTTGTCCCATGTGGCTCGAATGAATTCTGCTTCAAATAAATCCTGATCTTCTTCTTTGTGGTAGTTGCTTATAATTTGAGTAAATCTTGGAGACTTTAGAAAGCGAAACAAAGACTCAATGGATTTTCTTTCCATCGCTTTCATTTCTCCGTCTTTTAGTCCTGCGTCTGTATATAAATTGACTCGGTCTATACATTCCTGCATATTTTTTGGTCCATCATATTTATTTCTTTCTGCTCGACTTTCTTCTCTCTTCCTCTTTTTTACTGCATCAAGGTATGAGCCTACAGCTCTTTGTTCTCTCCCTAATTTCCTTACTGTTTCATCGGGAAACAATAATTGAGCAATCTGAAAGCTACTCATTCCATCTTGTGAGTATTGATCGATAAACGATTTCTGTTCTTCAGATAAAACTATTGGTAAAACTTCAGGATGTTTTGTTGTTTTGTATTTTATTTCTTTAGAGGCCAGATAACCCCTTACAGCTCTTCCTTGCTTTGATCTGCCATCAATGGTTCCATCTTTAAATGTAGCTCTTGTTAATTCAATTAAATCTGGAATTTTTGCAAAATTTTCATCTATAAACTTTTCTTGGTCTTCTGTTAATTTCATAATAAAACATCTTTATTCTTAATGATCTTAATGACTTTTTCTTTGAAAAACTTACGCATGTTTTTAATTTGCTTATAGCCAGCAGTCCTCCCCTTTTCGTTACTTTTGTAACCTAAGTGCTTTGCTACTTCTGCTTCAGTTTTATTTTCAATAAATAACATTACATAAATTTCATAATGCTTAGGAGATAATTCTTGCTTAAGGTACCCCTGCACTTGTACGATGGCCTTGTCAATATTAAAAGTGTCAGCTTTAAACATTGATGATTCATATTCTTGAGCATCCAACCTAAGAGGTATTTTAACATCATGAGCTCCCTTTTTACTTTTTTCCCATTTTGCATAAAGCGGACAAGTACTATCTTGAGCCCCGCTTTTAGTAAAAGAGCATAAGTTCTCTCCAGACATTGAGCTATCAAACGGACAACTGGAGCAAGGCTTAGCGAAATTCAAATAAAAATTTCTTAAAATGTTTTTAAATTGATTACTTATAATTTTATTTATCCAAGGCTTCAGGTCTCTTTTTTGATCCCACTGGTCCCATTTATGATAAATGTGCAATCTAATTATTTGTTCGACATCTTCAAAAGAAATCCATGGAATTGAGTCTAGGAACCACTTATTTTTTCTTTTTCGGATTTCTCCGTTGATAATGTCAATTTTGTCTTCGTATAATATTTTCTCCGAATCCGTCACTTTTTCTTAGGTCTCCCTCTCTTTTTTGGTGCTGACTTATTTGCACTTTCTTCCGGAGCTGGAAGTACTGAACCTAAGGTAAATTTACTACGAGTGTCTACTTCTATTTCGTATTCTAACCCGTTAATATGTGGAACCTCAAAAACATCTGTACCATCTTCATCGTCTATGGACATCTCCATAGCTCTAGAATTTTTTCTTAAGTGTTCTTGAGGCTTTGTTGGTGTATCTATTTTTGCTCCAGACAGTGGTTGCCCACAATTAGTGCAAAAATTTGGCTTTGATGATGTGTACTCATGTTTAGTCCCACAGTGCTGACAATAAGTTTTTAACATAGTTAATATTAAAAACCTACTACACTTAATTCAAATTAAAATGAATTTAAATTAAATATCCACTAATAATAATTGATTGTGTGAATAATAATTTTTTTTGCTCTTTTGTTATTTTTTGCTTGGAATTAAAGTCAATTGATAGTATGCCTATTATGCTTTTATTTAAAGTTCTTATTGCAACAGCATATGAAGATTCTGCTCCTCTAGAGTCAAACCAATTTTTACATAATAGTGTATCACATTTATCTAAAGTTTCTAAAGAAAAGCCACCATCCTGTATTGTTTGTTCTATAAAATTATTGAATGTACTAATTCTTAAGTTTTGTAAATTTAAAGATTCTGCACTGACGCCAGCAGCCAATGATTCATATGTGCAGCTAAATTTTTGCTGACTTCCACCACTATAAAAATGATCGCCATTATGGAATTCATACACATGAACCCTACTAGCTTTCAACTCAGACAGTAAATAATCAATTGCTTTTTGAATGTTATTGTTTTGTTTTGTATATGTAACAATACAATGCTCTTTTTTAGACGCTCTTTTTTGTAAAATCTCTTTAATGAAGATACCTATAATAGTAGTACCAGCTACTATACATGACGATAAAATTACTGACCAGTCCATATGTAATTATATATACACTTTTTTATTGTCAATAACCTCTTGGGATGTCGTATGTTGGGTCAACACTATCTTGCCATCTAGCAAATTGTTGGACTCTCCAGTGTCCAGCATGTAAATTTGTATCCATTTGTGGAGCATTTTCTGTCATAAAGGGTGAAAATGGATATCTTGATCCCATTAAAAATAATCTTCTGTCGTCGTCTAAAACAATACCTTGAATAAGTCTTCCGTAACTATTGAGTGTAGAATTTGTGATTTTAATTCCCCCAGATTCATGATGTTTTGGATAATAAAACATTTGGTAATAGTGATTGTAATAACCGTAAGTATAAAAAGTGTCAGCTATTCTTGTTAATGGATAATAACTCCAATCTCCAATGCCAGTATTCCACATTCTAACGTGCCACCTGTCTTCGTAACTCCATCTAAACCACCTTCTAACCCGCACTCTCAAAAGCACTCTAGCTACTACGTAACTAGTTAAAACACAACAATTTATTGCATACATTCCCCCTTCTGTTGTAGCCATAGCATAACTGCCATCATTTGGATCCCAATTTTCTACAACATATTTATGAAAATAATCAAACCTATGTTTTTTTTCTTCTAAGCTACTTGGGCTCATTATAAAATTTTGAACTTGATAAAAGTCACAAAGAAGTCTATTTGAGTAACCTAGAGCTGCTGCTGCATCTCTAGCTTCAAATATGCTACCAATAAAATCTCTAACTACAAATCCCATGATGTTAATTTATAAGAAATTCAAAAGGAAACTCTGGCGGAGTTTCTGTCGGTGTTTGGGTTGGTGTGTTAGTTTGAGTTTGAGTCATAGTTACAGAGGGTGTTTGAGTTTGAGTTTGTGTTTGAGTCTGGGTTTGAGTTTGGCTTTGAGTTTGGGTAATTGTATTTGAAGGTGTCTGTGTTACCGTTTGGGTCTGAGTTTGGGTCGGTGTTTGAGTTTGAGTCTGGGTCTGAGTCTGGGTCTGGGTCTGAGTTTGCGTCTGAGTTTGTGTCTGAGTCTGTGTCTGAGTGTTAGTCTGAGTGATTGTGGGTGTCTGGGTAAGGGTTTGTGAAGGTGTTAAAGTTTGTGTTTGTGTTACAGTTTGGGTCGGTGTTTGAGTTTGGGTTTCTGTCTGTGTTTGAGTGACGGTTTGAGATGGTGATACTGTTTTGGTATTAGTTACACT